GTGGCAATTACTTATTATTTAATAACTAATTAAGCGTACCAATATTTATCGTAGTTCTCTTTATCATAGAGGACTACATCCCATTCTATTTTTTTTTTAATACTTTTTTTTGCAAATTCTCTAGCCTCTTTGTCCGTTGAGAAAACAACATTAGTGAATGAAGTGAATTTATCTTTAGGCTTATGAATTATAAAATACATATAAAAGAGAGAGAGGAATTAACAATAAGAGAGCTAAATAATGAAACCTCTCCCTCTCTATTTACAACTTATGTAAGCTAATTTAAATCCTTACTTGTAGGACTATTATCAAGTTGCTTACTTTCACTTAACAATTTTTCATCATCACACATATCAAGAGTGAATGTAGTATTTTGGCCAACATGAAGATCGTAAATGTTTGTAAATGAATCCAATGGAATATTTAAAAACTTACTAGCCAAAACCATTTTTAAAGTACACATAGTATTTGAGCCTTTTTCATATTTTTGAACTTGCTGAAAAGTACAATCTAATTTTTTACTTAATTCAGTTTGAGTGCATGGTCTTATTCTTTCTTTATCACTACCATCTATAATTATTTTTCTTCCTAGCCTTGCTTGTTTTAATCTTTTACCAATAGCTATATTTATTTCTTGTTGTTTGCTTGTTAAAAAAAATGATTTTTTATTGTTTCCCATCTTCTTTCTCTCCTTGTTTTAATTTAACTCTTGATTTTTCTAATTTAATGTCAATGACATCTACTTTAGCATTTTCACTTGGTTTATTTGATGAGTGGGCTTTCTCCACTGTTTCAAATTCTTCTTCAAACTTTGCATTAATTTCATAAAAAGATTCTTTAATAGCTTTGCTCATTAATGGACTTTCATTGTTGGATATTCTTTGTTAAAATGTAAGGTTGGAATTAAATTAACTTGTTTTCTTGATAATCTAATCTTTCTATGAGCTGACTTACCTTTAGAAATTAATCCTAACTTAAATAATTCTCCACATATTGCACCTGCTCTAGCCCTAGAAAAGTTATGCGACTCTGCAATTTCTTTATAGGTAGGACTAAATTTTTTTTCTTGAGTAAAATTATTTATGTATTGGAGAACTTTCCATTTAATTTCACTTAAATAAATATAATCTTTATTCATTATCATCCTTCTTAAATAAATTTGTGACATTCTCTTTAGTTTGTTTTACATCCATTCCATCATCTTTTAAGGCTTTGAGGTAATTCAACAATTTTTTTAAATACCATAAGCATTTTTCTAAATCCATAATGATACTATCTACTGATGTTCCATGCTTTGCACCAAAACGAAAAAGGTGCTTTAGACCAGCACCCTTTAAGTAACCAATATTTTCCTCATGGGTTTGTTGAGATAAAATGGCATCACAAGTTGGTATGGCCTTTTTATAATGAGGTGGATTAACACTTTCGTTATCCATTAAAACGGAGCCTCATCTTGACCACCTTGCTCACCTTGTTCACCTTTAACATAAGGTGGTTTAATTTTTCCACTCATGTCAGGTTGTCCTTCTTTTGTCTTATTTGTATTAAGCCAAATAGCTACATCTTTTGCTTTGCCATCTACGGTCATCTTGCCCTGGTAATGTGGATAAGCCTTACCTGCAACATCAGTATCTCTTTTTTGTCTTTTCCATAACGCCAAACTATTATCGTATTTATCGTCAGCCATCTTATTTCCTTCCTTGTATTTGTGTTTTAAGTTTATTGTATTCTTGCTCAACTCTTAATTCCTCAAGAGGATCAAGGGCTATTTGTTTAAGTTCATCTAAATATTCATTTGATAATGATTGAATCCCTTGCTCAAATTTATTGACACCTACGGAGTGCTTTGCTTGTTCTTTAAGTTTAGCAATCCATTCATTAGCTACTATTTTTGTATCTTTAGTAGGTGTTGGAATATTTTTTATTACTTTTTTTACTTGTTTAGGTGGCTCTCTATCTTTAATAAAATCCTCTATTTCTTCCGCGGTAGCGATCTCATTACCCATAAAACCTAATATACTTAAGGCTCTACCAACGCTGACTGTTTGAGCCTTTTCAAACTCTTTATCTCTATTTAGCATTTGTTTTGATTCACCAACGCTTAATTCTTTGCCATCTAATAAAACACTTGCTCTAAATTTACTAGAGCCATTGGCCAACTCACTACTAAAAGTTACAATTTGTAATCTATTTCCAAAATATTCTCTTACAAATTTTATACGATAAGGAACTGTAAGGTATTCCCCTTTAGCACCTAGCTTTACATAATCGCTTTGCTTAATTCCATTTTTAAATTCTTGTATTGCACTCTCCAATGTTTTTTCTTTACTCATAGTTGTCCTTTATCTCTCATTTTTTTGGTTGGGTTTGTTATTTGTTCTTGTAGTTCTTGAATTTTTTTATCTTTGTCTTGAATTTCAACTCTTAATTGGCCATTCTTTTTTTGATGAGCATCATTAATTGTTTCCAAATCTTTAATTCTTTGGCGTAAAGGTTTTATAATTCCTTGATCATTCATAATATCCTCTAAATCTTTGAGTAATTTCTTTTGGGAAACCCTTCCACCAAAAACCATTTTTTCTTATTTCACTAAAGTCAGGCTTACAAAGTAAAGCCAAAACTTTTGGATCACCATTGGCAAACTCTAATTTCTTTTCCCAACATCTTTGATATAAAACTAATTCGTTATAATATTTTTCAAGATTATCTTTTTGTAATTCCTCACAATTATCAGGAGTAAAAAGTTTTCTATCATAATCACTTGCATAAGTTAAAAAGGGGATATGGTTTGGTAAAACTTTTTGATATAAGGCAATTTGAAGGCAATCACTATGAAATGGTTTGGTCGGACATTTCTTTTTTGTGTAAGACAATCCTTTTTTTGTAGTCATTACAGTTCCAAAAACATTTTTAATATCTCCAAAATAAGACTTCATTGTTTGATCAACTGCAGCACCAATTAAATCTACATAACATAAAAAATAAGTTTGGATTCTTCCTTGCTCATCCCAATGGGTAAATTCTTTTTCTTCTTCCCATTCTTGCTTTGGTAATTCATTAATATTATCTATGTGATTTTGAGAAATTAAATTTCTATTTTTAACTATGTTCTCAAATTTAAAACCATCTTTTTCATCAGTTGGTGTATAGTTTTCTATTCTTTCAACAATTTTTTCTATCATGATATTTCCTCAAGTTTTATTTTTTTAACTAAATGGGCTTGAACAATTTCATGAATCAAAGTTCCACCTTCAAATGAAGATGATTTTGGCATATTCATTTTTTCTTTAGTGGTCATTACGATATAATTTCTAAATCGTATATCTTCTGGAATTGTATTTTGTGATTTGGAAGTGTGTTTTAAATTAAATTTTTTATAACAGTCACCTATTATTTTGATTCTCTTGCTCATCCAAGAGTAATAAGCTAATTGATATTAAAAGTCAATTCACTTAATACTCAATGATAAGTGTCAATAATCGTAATATTGTGGGAAAGACGAATATTCAATTTGTGATGACCATGACAAATTAATATCTTCAATCAAGGGTTGGATTGTTTTACCTGTTGATGAAGATTTATCTAAAATATCATATCTTCCATTACTTCTAGGCTCTAAAAAACCTATCCAAATAATTTTAGTTTTTTTATCTTGAGCCAAACTAAATTTATTATCAGCCCCAAAATGAACAAACTTTCTAGGTTTAAATAATCTTATCATTCCATTTGATATAGGATTTTTTGAAGTAATTGCATGATAACCATTATATCTTGATGGAACACCAACTTTTTTCATTTCATTTTTTTTAAATAAACCAACTTGAGCATTACTATAACTTGCCCCAACTATATTAATATAATTTGATTCTCCTAAAAAATAATTAGGTGAAATAAAAAAATCTCCATTAGTTCTATGTTTGTTAAAATATTTAGATAAATCTTTTGCTAATTGAAAATGATCATAATATTTAGGTGCATTTTTAGGTTTATTAATTAACCTAGATATTTTAACTTCCATGTTAGCCCATTCTTTTTTTGGGTAAGTATCTTTAATAAAGTCTTGAGTTGTTTTTTTATATTTACTTTTTAAAAGTTCTAATCCTTCTTTTCTAAAATCATTATTATTCATATTGTTTGGACTATACATTATATCCAAATAATTAATTTCTTTTTTATTATCCATTTATTGACATTACATTGACTTAATAATGGTTGTCAACTTGTTTAAGATTGGTTTATAAATAACTTACGATTCATAATTAAATTTAAAAATTAATAATGATAAAAATGAGAGAAAACATAAGTAAAATCAAGGTTTTTAGACCATCATTTAATAAAGTTAAAATTAATTTTTTAAAAATTTTCTTCTTTAAAACAGTTCTAAACTACAAATTCAACAAAATTCCCCAACAAGTTTTATTTTTTTTCAGCTTATTTAGTAGGCCTAACGAATCAAAACACAAATTATTGATATGAGTATTTTTTTTTTAATACTAGGTGTTGCAAGTGCTGATGTAAATCCAGCCATGCACTTAATTAAAATTCCTATATCGCAAGGTGTAAAAAAAATAACTTGTGATCAAGCATTTGAGAAAAATACAAAGTTTGTAGAAAATCCTAATTACAAAGAAGGCAACGGAGAAGTGTGGGGTTACTATGTTTATGAAGGTAAGCCAATTTTTTTACATTATTGCAAAGACAAAGATGGGAATTGGGTTAGATGATAGAAATAAAATTAGACCTATATGAGTTAATGATTACTTCTCAAAATGGTTTGATGAGAGTCTATGAATCAATGCGTCTTGGTCATGATTGGGGGCATGGATTTAAAGGTAGTCTTAATGAAAAAATTGCTAAATCAATAAGTGGATCGCAAGCAGAATTAGTGGTTGCAAAATATTTACAAATTGAACACACTTACCATGTCAATCATGGCAACAATGCCGATCTTATATTTCATGACACTCATTTACAAATACGATCTCAATTACCAAGAAAAAATAATAGTCTAATTATTAGACCTCAAGGAAGTAAGGTAGGGGAGATTTATATTTTAGTCATAGACAAAGCACCGATCTTTGAAATTCATGGTTTTGTAAATTCAACTTATGTATTGGGAAGTGAAAAATACTTAACTGATTTTAATATTCCTAATAGGCCTAAATGCCATGCGATCCCAATTAATTTATTAACGCCAATAGACTTACTAAAAAATGGGGCTTGGAACTAATGGCAAATAAAATAAATATTTTTGGTGATATTAGAGTTTGTTCAAAATGTGGTGATCCTGCTGATGTGGTTGAAAAGGGAACTAATTATTGTGCAGATTGTTTAAGTCGTAAATGGACTGGTAAAAATATTAATACATTAACAAAAGAAGTTATTGAAGATGACACTTTACTAAAGGTGGTTAAGCCATGATTCCTTTTCCTAAAAAGAAATACGATATAATTTTGGCAGATCCCCCCTGGTATTTTAAAAGTTATTCAAAAAAAGGAGAAGGAAGAAATGCTACAAAACATTATCCATGTATGGAATTTAACGATCTATTGGATCTTGATATTAACAGTATTGCTAGTGTGGATTGCGTATTGTTTATGTGGGTTGTTGATCCTTTACTTGAGAAATCTTTTGAGCTTATTAAAAAATGGGGTTTCACCTATAAAACAGTTGCTTTTACTTGGGCTAAAAAAAATAAAACAAATGATAACTTGTTTATGGGGCTAGGTTATTGGACAAGATCAAATCCAGAAATGTGTTTGTTGGCCACTAAAGGTAAGCCAAAAAGATTTTTTAAAAATGTAAAACAATTAATTATTGATAAGCGTAGAGAACACTCAAGAAAACCAGATTGTTCAAGAGATAGAATAGTTCAATTATGTGGAGATAAACCAAGAATAGAACTCTTTGCTAGACAAAAAGTAAGTGGTTGGGATAATTGGGGTAATCATTTTGAGTGATGATAAGCAAAACAATTTGTTTGGCCAAGAGGAGATACAAGAGGATTGGCGTAAAGAGTGGGATGGGATGCCTGAGTTTGAGCAATATCCTAAAGAGGCTTATCACAAAATTATTGTAAGGTTTGATAGTGAGGAAGAACTTCAAAATTTTGCCAAACTTATAGGGCAAGATATAAATAATAAAACTAAAAGTATTTGGCATCCAAAACTTAAATTCGCAAATCATTTTAACAAAAGGTACTTGGACAAAGATGAATCCTAAATATCCAATTTATGTAGTTTCTAAAGCTAGATGGGATAGTAGGCTGACCGTTAAGTCTTTAGAAAGAATGAAAGTTCCTTATTTTGTAGTAGTAGAGGAACAAGAATACGAACAATATTGTAGTGTTATTGATGAGTCTAAAGTTTTAATATTAGATAAACAATTCCAAAAAGATTATGACATATTTGATGATGAAATTGGCAAGGGCAACGGCACAGGGCCAGGCGCAGCAAGAAATTTTTGTTGGGAACACTCCATAAGTAATGGTCATAAAAAGCATTGGGTTATGGATGACAATATTTATGATTTTTATAGATTAAATCGTAATGCTAAAAACATAGTACAAACTGGGACAATATTTAAAGCTGCAGAAGATTTTCATGATCGGTACGAAAATGTTAAGATAAGTGGATTTAACTATTGTAAGTTTTGTATAGCTAGTGAGAAATATCCACCATTTTTATTTAATACAAGAATTTACTCAACACTATTAATAGATAACTCTACTAAATATAGATGGAGAGGAAGATATAACGAAGATACTGATTTGTCTTTAAGGGTTTTAAAAGATGGAGATTGCACCCTTCAATTTAATGCTTTCTTACAAGAGAAGGCTACTACACAAAGGATCAGTGGCGGTAACTCTAAAGAATTTTATGATGAAGAAGGAACTATGAATAAATCAAAAATGCTAGAAAAAATGCACCCTGATGTAGCTAAAGTTGTATGGCGTTTTAATAGGTGGCATCACTTTGTAGATTATTCACCTTATAAAAAGAATTTACCAATTAAAAAGAAAGATCTGATTACCCCTATAGGAGTAAATAACTATGGCATGGTGTTAAAGGAGATTTCTTTATAATGGCTTTTGAAAAATTTGATAAATTATTATTAAACAATAAGGTTTTAAATAGTCATGAGAAATTAATCTATTTAATTTGTTATTCTTTTCGTAATGCCCCTCATGGATGTAGGATAAGCCATAAATACCTTATGCAAAGAACAGGGATAGGGTGTAGAAGGACATTAACGAAGTTTTTGGATAGACTTACCCTATTTGGCCTTCTTGCTAGAAAGCAGGTGGATAACGGCACCAACCATTATGTTTTTGATAAAGAAAAGATGCAAGAATATATTCAACATAATACTAATAAGCGTAGAAAGATTGCATTAGCTAAAAAGAAAAAAAACAATCCACAAATTAATAAACAAATTGGGAATGTTATCAACATGGTTAAAAAATAAAGTGAATTGGGTGTGGGGATTTACCTTTTTGGGTGTATCAAAATACCCTCTTAATATAGACATAGTTATATATACTTAAGGAAGTAAATTAAATGACAACTTATATAGATAAAAATATAATTGCTAAAGCAATTACTAATATTGCAAAGAAAAAGAATTTTAATTACTCCAACGCTATTGAGAAAAGAAAAAAGAATTACAAAGCCTACAAGGAGTCAAAGACAAATAGAGAATTACAAAAGAAACTATCAAAAGATAGATTTAACACTTACCTAGAGGAGAAGTATAAGAATGATAACTAATTTTTTAACCATAGACCAATTAGATAGATTTTTAAGTGTTGCTAGTTTTGTTGATGGTAAATTACCAAAAGTGTCTAATAGAAGGACTCCTTCAATGTTTAAAGTTATTGATGATTTATATGGAATTGGAGAAACTAAAGAAACGATTCAAAATTCCAGTTACTCCTATAAGGGTAAAATGAAGATTGTCCTAACTTCTAGGCAAATTACTATATATGATTTTGTGGCCACCGTTATGCTAGACGCTACAAAGGAAGATAGAGAACTTATATATTTGAGGAACTTTCCACATAGAAAGTCTTATAGGGAACTTAAAAAAATGTATTTGGATGTTAGCCATGAGAAACTACGGTATATGTATCTCAAGGCCTTAAAAAGCGTTTGTAGATACGCAAATAAAGACCTTAAGAAATATATTTAATTTAATTTATGTTTTGTTTTTTCTATCCAATTAATTAGCTTATTTGAGGCATTAGAGTCTATATACCAATCATCAACACCACCATAAAGGTCTAAACCTCTATTTTTAATAGAGCCATAGCCATCTTTACCTAATAAGGTGTTCATGTAATACTTGGCTACTTGTTGACCATATTTACTAAAAAAAGGTTTATCTTTATATCTTAAATCATAAAAGGTAATATATTTTGCTTTCCCTTCCTTACTCAAGATTACATTAAAAGAAATACCCTTATCATTGGTAATCTTTTTTCTATATTGTGGATTCTTTCTTGGTCTTTTGTCATACCTTAAATCATTTGGATCAACTAATATTGACATCATTCTCTCCTTTTTCTATGTTTTCACTTCCACAACTAGCACAAACTTCACTCATTTGTGAGAGATCATACCAACTATAATTTTTTGAATTATCAAAATCTTTTAACAAAGTTCCTTCTT